ACAACACGCATGGGCAAGTTCACGGCATCCACCATTGGCGCGTTGATGACAGAGCCACGCAGCAAGGCAGAGCGTGAAGCTGGTGGATGGTCGCAGACTGCACTCACGTTGATCAAGACCAAGGCGATCGAGCGACTGACAGCACAGCAGATCAAGAGCGGAGAGGCAGAGCCGATGCGGAGAGGATTGCTACTTGAACCTGCTGCACTTCACCTGCTGAACAAGCACTGGCGAAGCGTTGATCCTACCACGTGGCAGCAGTTCAACGACTACTTCGGTGGCACACCGGATGGCCTGGTGGATCAAGGCACTGCGACGATGGATCTCAAGTGTCCCGTGAATCCGGCAGATGTGATCCTGTTCCAGGATGAGGTGCATGATTGGGAAAGCTTGCTGCGATGGGACAAGAACTACGCGTGGCAGATCATGGCACAGGCCACCATCTGCGAAGTGCAGGAGGCGTGGCTGGTGTACTTCACCGACAAGCTGCCGATCCGCAAGCTGCAAGATGATGAGCGTGATGAGGTGCAGACATTGATCGACCAGCGCGCAGAGCAGTATAGCCAGGAGTCGATCTATCCTTGGTCGTATCGGTACGACAGCGATGGCTACTACTTCGCTGCAAAGAAGTTCATCCGCACCGATGACATCACCATTCAGTTGCTGTCCACTGTCAGCAGAGCGAATCAGGAATGTGAGCGTCAAGTGGAACGACTCAAAGCACTGATCCAATGAGCAGCACGATCACACTGAAGAGCAAGTGGCAGGACAAGGAGTGGACACCTGAACCTGGTTCACCGATGAACCCGATGCGCAGTTATGTTCTGAATGGAGAGATCCACTGGTTGAGTGATGAGGAGCGGCAAGCTGGTGAGCGCGTTGGTGCGCAGACGCACACGGAGTACGCAATGACACCGACAGACTACGGCACAGGTCAGCGTGGATGGGAGTACTTTGATGCACGACCAGGAGCCACGCAGATCGAGAATGCCAATGGCGATTCACACTGGACACAGCAGCAGGATGCATTGTTGATTCAGCTGCGCAGATCAGGCTGGACATTCCGCAGGATCGCTGTTCATATCCAGCGAACAGAAGTTGCTTGCGATGCGCGTTACAGGAGGATCATGAAGTATATTTGACGCGTCATCGATTGATGACCGCTTGGGCAGAAGCGAGATGAAGAACACGAACAACACAGCCGCCCATCACGGGATCGTGAAACGCACTGCCCTGCGTGGATCGATAACGTGATGGGCGCATTCGTTGTGACCATGCGTGATTCAGTGGTGATTTATCGAAGCTGGTTTGAAGCCATGCAGGGACTTGAGCCAACTACCAAGGCAGACCTGTACGAAGCAATAGTTCGATACGGACTGAATGGTGAGCAGCCATTATTCACTGGCATGGCACAGGTCGTGTGGCAGTTGATCAAGCCAAACCTTGACGCGAACATTCGCAAGTACGAGAACGGCAGGAAAGGTGCTGAACACGGGAGCAAGGGAGGAAGACCAAGGAAGATGGAAACCCCATCGAAACCCCAGCGAAACCCCATGCGAACCCCAAAGGAACCCCAAGGAAACCCCATTCAAACCCCTAATGCTAATGTTAATGTTAATGCTAATGTTAATGTAGATGTAAATGAGAATGTGAATGAGAGAGTGACGCGTTCGCGTCCACGCACGATCGAATGGTTCAAGGCAGAGTGCAGGAAGGTGGTGGACACCGATCCGACATTGATGGCAGCATCCGAACACAAACCATTCTTCGACTACTGGACAGAGCAAAGCACGAACGGCAAGATGCGATTCGAAGGCGAGAAGTACTTCGATGTGCGCAGACGAATGATGACATGGTCGAAGCGCAGCAAGCAGACTACATTCACAGCATCGAAGACAGACGATTTCGCAGAGCGTCAACGAGTGCGCAAGATGATTGAAGAGAAGTACGGCATCGAACCTGGTGGTCGCATCGGCAAGGAACACTGTCCGCAGGAGCATTGGGTGCTGATGGGATTCGATAAGATGATCTGACCATGAACGCAACAGACGCAGAACAGATCGTGATAGGGCAGATCCTGCTTGATCACCGCGTGATGTCACAGGCAGCGCAATTGCTGAAGGCAGATCACTTCGGTGATGAGAAGTGCAAGGCTGCGTACCAATGCTGCCTGTCCGTGTGGCGAGGTGGTAGAGGCGTTGACCTGCTGACAGTGGCAGAGCAATTGCGCAAGGATCACCGCATCGATGTGAGTGCCACGATGAAGGAACTGGTAGGGTACACACGCAGAGTGAGCGCACCGAAGCACTTCGACGATCACGCACAGATCGTGAAGGAACACTACGCAACAAGGCTGCTTGCCAAGGCAGGACAAGATCTGATCAGTGGCACAGCAAGTGGTGAAGAGTACATCGACCTGATCGGACCAGCGAACGAAGCACTGACCAAGGCAACGCTGTCGCAGGACAGGCTGGATGTGAATGCAGGTCAACGTGCATACGAACTGCTGAACAGCGCAGACCGACCGAAGCCAATGTACCTTGGGATTACTGGACTGGATTCGTTCGTGTGGATGCTGCCAGGCAACGTGATTGCGATTCGCGCAGATGCTGGCGTAGGCAAGACAGCGTTCGTCCTGTCAGTGGTACTGAACATGATGCCACGAATCAAACCTTGGTTCGTGAGCCTTGAGATGCCAGCGGATGAACTGATCAAGCGCACACTCTGCCAGCTGGCATTGGTTGACATCGCATCGGTGATGGTGGACCGGATCAGCGACGATGAACGTGCAAGGCTTGCGAAGGCAGCGAACGACTACGCATCGATCCTGTCCACGCTTGACATCGATGATAGTGGATCAATGAGCATAGACGAGTTCCAAGCCAAGGCAGAGAACCGCGTGAAGAATGGAGCAGGTCTGATCGTTGTGGACTACGCACAACTGATGAGCGCGGACCGCAAGCTGTATCCGAACAAGGTAAGCGAACTGGAAGCCATCAGCATGGGCATTCGATCAACAGCGCGCAAGCTGAATGTTCCGATCCTGCTCATTGTCCACGTGAACAAGCAGGGAGAAGATCACGGCACGATTCAATTCGAGAAGGACGCACACGTTCGGATGCATCTGCGCAGAGATGGGCAGAGCAACAGCATGGAGATCGATGTGCTGAAGAACAGGAACGGCAGACCTGGCAAGATCAGCACGAACTGCCTGATGCAGTTCGGCATTGTTGGCCGCACCACACCACCGCATTGGGCAGAGCAAAGCAAACCAACACCGAAGGATGTCGCACATCCTGATGAGTTCCACGACGATAACCCGTTCTAAACACACACACATGAAGAAGACATTGACAGCAGCAGCCATTCTGATCACAACGATGGCACAAGCACAAGCAACAAGAGTGCTGACCGAACTTGACATTGCCTACAGCAGCGATGGAAAGACGAAGGACTGGTACGCACCGGATGCAAAGGCGTGCATCAATATGCAGACGAACACACCAGTCGGCATCTTGAAGAATCTGAACGAGTGGTCACTGGTGCTTGTGCGCATGAAGGAGAAGTACACACACGTGAAGCGACTTGAGCAGGAAGTGCTGCTGCCATCGTACTGCACCGACCTGAAGGACTATAGCTGCGTGAGCATGGCACTGCGCGCAGAGAGCGCGTTGGTGAATGTGGATGATCTCTTCATTGCCAACCAGGACACGATGATCCTCACGCTGAAGATGGACAAGGAACACGTGAGCGTAATGCTGATCAGCCGATGAGCCTACGCACCGAACTACAGCAAGCAGTGACGCAGCGCGATCGCGCAGTGCGCAATGGCTACAGTCAGCGGCAGGATCATTCGCGACTGCGTGTGGCACTGATCAGAGCGCAGCAGTTCCTGAACAGCTATCCTGTGGCGAAGGATGATCGCGTGGCACAATGGTGCAAGCAGCACGAAGACGATGTGCGCATCATCGTGATGGGCAACCACAACGAACGCTTGAAGAAGTTACTGCAATGAGCAGAGCCTACTTCGAAGGACGCAAGATGGGCATCGCAATGCGCGGATGTTCCGATGACATCGAATGGCTAAACCCATACGAGGATGGCAGCATCGATGCAATGGAATGGGATCGTGGATTCAATCACGGCAGATATGCGAACAACTACGACGATTAAGACGAAGACCTACTGGAAGAACCAAGCTGACAAGTGGTTCAGCGAGTTCATCCGGCTGCGCGACAGCGACGATGAAGGCATCGCAACCTGCATCACCAGCGGAAGGCGAATGCATTGGCGAGATCTTGACTGCGGACACTACATCAGCAGAGCGAAGCAAGCCACCAGGTACGATGAGATGAACTGCCACGCACAGAGCAAGGGACACAACAGATTCCAAGGTGGACACTTCCTTGAACACGGCAGACGCATCGATGAACTGTATGGCAAGGGAACAGCGGAGATGCTTGGCACGAAGGCACTGATGCAGTGCAGACGCACAGTGATGGACTTCAGGATCATCGCTGAAACATACAGAATCAAGGTGATGGAGATCGAGAAGAAGCAACCATATAAATACTGGCGATGATCACTGTCAACAGCATATCAGGTGGCAAGACATCTTCCTATATGGCGGTGCATTATCCGGCAGAGCATGATGTGTTCTCTGTGGTATGTATCGACAGAAGGGAAGCTGCACCTAAAGATTCCGCTGTTCGCAAATACGCACAGGAGAAATTGGCATCATTCGCCAACCAGTTCGGTGAGTTCATCGCAACAGCAGAGGACGATGCCACGCTGCTGCTAATGATGGACCTTGAACAACTGATGGGCAAGGAAATCACATGGGTGCGTGGAATGAGTTTCGATCAGATCATAGATACCAAAAAGTTCGGACATCTATTGCCTACATGGATTCGCAGATATTGTACAACACAGATGAAGATGCTGCCCATCTTCCTATGGTGGTGGCACAACATTGGCGAGAAATGCGAGATGCGCATAGGATTTCGGTTCGATGAGTTCAGAAGGATGCAGAACTTCTTCAACAATTCCGATCCAACGAACTTCCGCATTCCTGTAGCATCGAAGACCACAGGTCACAAGCGACAAGTGCATGAGACATTCAACTGGCGTTACTGCTCCTTTCCGCTTGTGCAGGATGCTATCACGCAGGATGTGGTAGGTGACTACTGGAAGACGCATGGCTGGGTCGGTGGCACGTTGTTCGAAGAGCGAAGGCAAATCAAGTTTCCAGCAATCAGCAACTGCATCGGATGCTTTCACAAGAAGCCCGAAACACTGGCGGCAATGGCAGACATCCATCCGGAAAAATTCAAGTGGTTCATTGACCAAGAGTACAAGGGCATGGGAACATGGCTGGACAGTCGGGTAACGTACCAGCACATTGCAGAGAACAAAGAATCCATTGGCATGGAGGTGATAGCAGAAGCGCGTCTTGGCTATGCCACCTGTGATAGTGGAGGATGCACAGACTAAAATAAAAGGGCGATGATAGTCAAACTCACGCAGGGTGAAATTGAAGTATGCACCATCCTGGGGCAGATGCGCGGCAAGCAGCACAAGCATCCGAACCACGATAAGGTGAGCAACAAGACGCAGGAAGAACAGGACATCGAAGGCGTGATAGGTGAGTACGCTTTCTGTAAGGCAATGAATGTCTGTCCGGACCTGTCCACGGAGAGCAGGAAGAACGGCTACGACTGCACATACAACAACCACAGAGTCGATGTAAAAGCTACGCAGTCAGCGAAGGGCAATCTATTGCTGCCGAAGTGGAAGAACAATCCCGATGTGGACATCTATGTTCTTGCAATCCTGCATCCGTTCCACGTGGAACTTGTCGGCTGGGCATTTAAGACCGACCTGATGCAGCCGGAGAACCTAAAGGATTTCGGCTACGGACCGACCTATGCATTGAGCCAATCACAACTGCGCAAGTTCAAACAAGACTTGAAAGATGAACGACTACAGACTACTGCTCAAGTACCCAACGCGACAGCGGCCAACGCAGTTCGTTGAAACATTAGGCGAGTACTACAGCAAGCTGGCAAGGCCCGACCTGGCCGAGGTGGTGGTGACCTGCGACAACGACGATCGCACCATGCAGCAGTACAGAGATATTCCGTACATCCACTACGGAGATCACAAGACGAAGGTGCAAGCCATCAACGCGGATGTTGATAAGGCTGCATCACCTTGGGACATCGTCCTATTGGTGAGTGATGACATGATCCCGCAGGTGCATGGATTCGATGATATCATCAGGCGCGCAATGGAACAGCACTACGCAGACACCGATGGGGAACTGTGGTTCTATGATGGTCGGCAGGACAGGATCAACACCATCCAGTGCGTTGGCCGCAAGCGTTACGCACACCTTGGCTACCTTTACCATCCGGCCTACACAAGCCTGTGGTGTGACAACGAAGCCACCGATGTAGGTCTGCGCGATGGCAAGCTGGCATTCATCCATGAGTGCATCATCAAGAACGAATCACCCGATTGGGGAGGAAGGCAGAAGAGCGACATCCTGTACAGGAGGAACAACAAGTTCTACAAGAGCGATCGCAAGATCTACGAGGACCGTAAAGCAAAAGGATTCCCATGAACACCTACACCATTCGCGTTGAAGCTGGCAGGACGATGAAGGTGAAAGCATTGAACGAAGAGGATGCTGTGATAGAAGCAATACTTCAATGGGAGAACGGAATCGAACAAGGCAGGATCGAACCGAAGGCATCGATACGCGGCATCACTGAACCACAGCAACAATGAACAGTCAGAACGACGAAGAACAACTGATCCATCAGTACTTCGGCAGCTACACAGGAACACTGCTGGACATCGGAGCGAACGATGGCATCACGCTGTCCAACAGCTACGCAGCATTGCAGCGTGGCTGGCGCGGCATCCTGGTGGAACCTGCACGTTCAGTCTACGACACACTGCTGAAGAACATGGCAGGACTGGACACGTACTGCTTGAACGTAGCCATCGGGCAACAGCGCGGCAAGCAGATGTTTTGGGAGAGCGGAACGCACCTGAACAGAGGTGATAAGGCACTGCTGTCCACGCTGGAGCAGACGCACAGCACGATGTGGAACTGCGACTTCGCACAGGTCGAGGTGGATGTGATCACCATTGCAGAACTGCTGGCGTTGTTCCCGAACATCACGCTGGACCTGATCAGCATTGATGCGGAAGGACTGGACCTACAGATACTGCATCAGATCGATCTCACGGCAGTAGGGTGCAAGATGCTCATCATCGAACACGAACACAGCGACATCCAAGCAATGAAGCACTATTGTCAACTGCACGGAATGCGCATGATGAAGAGCAACCATCAGAACCTGATCATGATCCGATGAAGCTGTCGATCCTGATAGCCACCATACCTGGCAGAGAGCATCTGTTCGGCAGACTGATGTCCCATCTGTGGAGGCAGGTGGACACCTTGCCAGTGGAGATCATCTACGATGCAAGCACGAAGGAATCGATGAGCATCGGAGCAAAGCGGCAGCGACTGCTGGAGAGCGCGAAGGGAGAATACATCGTGTTCATCGATGACGATGACTGGGTGGTGAACGACTACGTTGAATCCATCTTGCAAGCAACCATCACGAATCCGGACTGCATCGGATTCCAGGTCGAGGTGAACGGCATGGGAAGGCGGAAGCTGGCGAACGCATCGAACAGGTACGAGCGATGGGCAGAGAAGCAGGATGGATTCGACTTCGTCCGCACGATCTATCACAAGACACCCGTGAAGCGCGAACACGCATTGGCAATAGGTTTCAGCGATATGCGTTTCGCAGAGGATCACCAATACAGCGACAAGCTGAAGGCATCGGGACTGCTGAAGAAGGAAGCCTACATCGATCGGGTGCTGTACATCTACAGGTATAGGAACGAACCGATCAAGAAGAAATTCGGCATCAAATGATAGTGACAACAGGAACGGGCCTGACATCATGCCTGTCAACCAGGCTGCACGATGCTCACGTATACGCACGATACAACGGACACTGGCCGCAGTACATTGACAGCAGCGCGCAGTTCGACATCTACAAGGCACACCGACATGACAGAGTGGATGAGGTGCTGATGGGCAAGTACAGCGCACCACTGCTCACGCCTACAGACTACGATCACGGCTGGCAGTACGGGTGGTACGATCAGTTCGATCTCCCAAAGCTGTCGCGCATCGCGATGGATGTCTGCCGACCAAGCGATGCTGTGCTGCGCAAGGCAGCGGAGTACCGCAATGCCATCGGTGAACGGACCTGCATCCTGTATCGTGGCAATGACAAGGCGAAGGAGATCGCGCCTGTGACCTACGACCAGGTAATCAAGGCGGCAGGTGAGGCAGGTGGTGAGTACTTCGTGCAGACAGACGAGCAGGAGTTCCTCAAAGCATTCCTTGACGCACACCCGAACGCTGGGTACACTGACGAGATACCACGCATCCGCCGTAACTTTGACAGCTACGTTGCACCGGCCAAAGTGAAGATGCGCGAGTTCGTGATCAACTTCAACGCGATGCTGTGGGCAATAGGCCAAGCGCGCAAGGTGGTGATGACAACAGGCAACACTGGCCTGTGGACTGCGATCTATCGTGGACACACGCACAACGTATGGCAGATGCACGGAGCAACGAACGAATACCGAAAGCTGTGAAGCACATCCTGAACATCCTGGCAGTGATCATCGCAGTGATAGGTCTGCTATCCATGCTGCCAGCACTGCCGTTCATCGGGGCAGGTGCATTGTTCCTGCTCATGGCCGGAGGACTTGCGAACCTTGCCAAACCCAAAGCGAAGCACGATGCCAATACCGAAGCGTGAGCGCAACGAAACACCGAACGCATTCATCCAGCGGTGCATGGCTGACAGCACGATGGTGGAGGAGTACAGCGAGAACCAACGCTATGCCATCTGCGCAGATCAGACATACGAGCCGGATGAAACATTCGATGACTATCCACAGGCAGCAAGCAACAACGCGAAGAGCGCACTGAAGTACAGGAAGGACAGCGGCAACCCGAAGGACTGCGGCACACCAGTAGGATGGGCAAGGGCATCGCAGTTGGCGAACAGGGAGCCTGTCAGTCTTCAGACAGTGAAGCGCATGGCAGCGTTCGTCCGGCACAAGCAGAACAGCGATGTTCCCTATGACGAAGGCTGCGGAGGATTGATGTGGGACGCATGGGGCGGCGATGAAGGAATCGAATGGGCAATAAGGAAGGTCGAAATACTTCGCAAGTGATGAAGGTATCACAACTGAAACCGAACCCAAGCAATCCGCGGATCATTCGCGACGAGAAGTTCAAGAAGCTGGTGAACAGCGTCAAGACCTTTCCGCAGATGATGGAGAAGCGTCCAATGGTATGCGTGACAGACACCGATGGCAAGCTGTTCCCGTTGGGTGGTAACATGAGGCTGCGCGCTATTCAGGATCTGCGGATGAAGGAGATACCCGATACCTGGGTGGTCATTGCAGACGAGTGGAGTGAGGAACAAAGGCGCGAGTTCACGATCAAGGACAACGTGGGCTTCGGGGAATGGGACTGGGACCAACTGGCGAACGAGTGGGACGCGGGGCTGCTGGACGCATGGGGCCTTGACCTACCAGTGGACTTCGGGGCCGAGACGAACGAAGGGCTGACCGACCCGGACGAGGTGCCTGCCGTGCCCGAAACTCCAATCACGGTCTTCGGGGATGTCTGGGTCATGGGGAAGCACCGAGTGATGTGTGGATCAGCAACCGAAGTGGATGCCATCAATGCGCTCATGCTGGGACGCGAGCCCGACCTGATACACACAGACCCGCCTTATGGGATGAACGCTGTGTCGAAGTCCGGCGTGCTGTCCAAGAATTACGGGTCGGACATCCTTGGCGACGACAATACAGACGTGGCAAAGGATGCGTTTGCGCTCATTCACAGTCTGTACCCATCGGCAAAGCAAATATGGTGGGGTGCGAACTACTATGCAAGCGCTCTTCCAGACAGCGAGTGCTGGCTCGTCTGGGATAAGGATAACGGACAATCTGACCAAACGGATTGCGAACTGGCTTGGGCAAACTTCAGGAGCGTGGTGCGTCAGTTCACAATGGCATCGGAAAAGACCAACAGGGTACACCCAACCCAGAAGCCAGTCGCTCTTATGGAGTGGATCATCAAGCGCTTCAAGTTGACATCCACCACCATTGCCGACTACTTCGGCGGGAGCGGATCAACGCTCATTGCTGCGGAGAAGAACGGAATCGACGGATACATCATGGAACTGGACCCGCGCTTTGTCGATGTGATCGTGAAGCGCTGGCAGGACTTCACGGGACAGCAGGCCATCCACGAGCCTACGGGCAAGACATTCAACGATATGCTTGCAGCCAAAGAAACAGCCGAAGTACAGTCGTGAGCAGGCCAAATCCCATACCCAACAGCAAGCCGTTCAAGAAGGGGCAGTCCGGCAACCCCAACGGAAGGCCCAAGAAGCTGCCCGAACTGGACAAGCTGCTGGCCGATGTGCTGGGCGAAGAGAAGGATGGCCGCACAGCAGCAGAGGCGATACTGATGGCACTGCGAGCCAAGGCAGCGAAGGGCGATATAAGAGCAGCCGAGGTGCTGCTTGATCGCGCATGGGGCAAGGCGAAGCAGCAGGTGGATGTGACATCGGGTGGCAATCCCGTTCCCGCACCAACGATTGTCATGCCGAAGAAGGAATGATCGAACTGTCGGTCAAGCAAGCACAGGCATGGGAATTGCTTGACGATCCAACCATCGTCGAAGTATTCGCAGGTGGTGGTGCAGGTGGTGGCAAGAGTTACCTTGGATGTCTGCGGCAGATCTATAGACGCACAACCTTTCCAGGCACACGTGGATTCATCGGGCGTGAAGACTTCACTGCGCTGCGCGATTCCACGCTGAAGACCTACTTCACAATCCTGCACGAACTTGGATACAGGTCCGTTGAACACTACACGTACAACGGGCAGGAACACGTGATCTACTGGAAGAACGGCAGTGCTGAACTGCCAGGCAGCGAGCAGCACTTTAGGTATATGCGGCATATGCCGAGCGATCCGGACTACAACAGATTCGGGTCAACGGAGTACACCGATGCGTTCATTGATGAAGCCCCTGAAGTGGATGCGCGTGCTTGTCAAGTGCTGTTGTCACGACTGCGATACCTGCATGGTCGGTACGGCATCACACCTGAATTGCTGTACACGGGCAACCCAGGTGAAAGCTGGATCAAGGATCAGTTCGTTCAGGATGCCGATGGCAGGATGATCGACCTGCCGAAGCACAGAGGCAGAGTGCTGTTCACCATTCGCGACAATCCGGATGAGCAACTGAAGCAGCAGTACATCAACACGCTGATGCACCTTGACAGCTACGACAGAGCGCGACTGCTGGAAGGTGATTGGTCTGCGCGACCGAAGGCAGAGCGACCATTCGCGTTCGCGTTCGATCGCAAGAAACACGTTCGTCCGTTCACGCTGGATCGCAAGCTGCCTGTGATCATCGGAATCGATTTCAACGTGGATCCTTTCTGCGCACTGATCTGCCAAGAGCAAGGCAACACGTTCGGAGTGGCACACGAGATCGACATCAAAGGTGGTACTGTGAATGAGATGGTTCAGCGCATCCTTGCCATCGCACCTGACGCGTTCATGCACAGCTACACAGGTGACCATACAGGAGCAGCGCGAAGGATACAGATGAACAGCACAGCATCGATATGGGATGACTTCATGCAAGCGATCAAGGCAAGGGAGAACCAGTTGAAGCTGCCAGCGAACCCAACGCACAAAGAGAGCAGGGAGCAGATGGCCTACGTGCATCACCACCATCCTGCGTTCGTGATCGATCCAAGCTGCACAGGACTGATCTATGATCTTGAAACTGTCGAGGTGGACGCGGAACTGCGCATTGTCAAGAGCGACAGGAGCAAGCTGAACCAACGTGCTGACAAGCTGGATGTGCTGCGCTACGTGATCAACACGTACCTTTACCGATGGATCAATACACACCGCAAGACCAATGCTTTGTTCCAACAACGCCAAGGCACACAGGCTGCGACTGTGCGCGGCAGATGACGCACGATTGTACATCGGGCAAGCGAACTGCACTGACATCGTAGTCACGTTCACGAACCTTGCCACCGGCAGGATCACGGAGATCGATGCGGACATCGATGGCAGCGACTACTTCATCGACCCATCACTGCTTGATCCGATCGAGTACCACACCTACCTGGTGCAGGTGCAGCACGGCTGCATTCCAATCAAGATCACACCATACGTGATGGACGAATGTGACATCGTGCCGAGCGCGAACGACTACGATGGAGTGCTGGTGGAGTTCGTCAAGGCTGATGCACCGACCACGCTGTACTATAGCTGCACCGACCAATGGTTGACGATTGTTGCATAGTGGCACTGATGGCACTTGTGGCGCAAGGTGCGTACATCAGTCAGCAGGAAGGCATGATTCTTCACGTGCTGACGAAGGCATGGGTGCGTCTGCCATCGTGGATGCAGAAGCCGTTGCACACCTGTCCCATCTGCATGGTGAGCGTATGGGGCATTCCGACCTGGGCGATCGTTGACTGCACCAATGGGCATCTATTGCCTGTCTACTTGCTGGCGGCTGCTGGCATCAACGAGATCACCAACAGATGATCGGGAAGATCCTATACAAGACATTCGGCAGGTACATCGATGCGTACTTGGACAGCACGCGGCTGCGACCAAAGGGATTCGATGGGATGAAGCTGGCCTACACCTGGAAGGGAGTGCGCTACTACACATGGGAAGACCTTGCTGATTTTCCTGCCATCAGGCAAAAGCACGTGGAGCGGTGCAACAGAATGATTGATGCTGGCATCGGGGCGAAGGCACTGGACGATCTGTGCAGTCTGATCGAAGGTCACATCGTTGAGGCAGTGAAGACAAGCAAGCAGGACGAACGCCACAAGCGTTTGGTCAGAGCGATGCAAGCTGTAGGCGAACTGCGCAACAGACCACGTGAAGTGATACCCGAAGAGATCGCATACGACCTGTGCGCAGTATTCGTTGCACGTGAGGATGAGGATCCGCGTGTGTTCGACACTACCATTCACACTAACAAGATCGAAGTACTTCGCGCAGCAGGGAGAGCTGGTCACGATTTTTTTACCAGCGCGCCACTGTGGCGCAAGCTGTACGGCTTATCTCTCACTACCGAAACAGCATTCGACCAGCTATTGATGAATTGGACGCTGGCAAGGATCAGGATGAAGGCGGTTACCGAAATGCACAGCAGCAAGCTGTAGACGCGATGAAGGCGTTCGATGACTTCACATTCATGATCGCAGGTGGTGATGTCGAACGAGTGCAGGTGCTGGAGCGTGGACCGATGCGTGTGTATTGGAAGGTCGCACAGCATCACTTGAATCAACTTGTCGCGGAGAAGAAGAGAGTCGAACGAGCATCTAAACGAGTGAAGCATGGCCGATGAACAGGTAATCATAACGAAGTTCGTCGCTGACACAGGCCAGTTCGAAGCTGGCGTGGATGCGTACGTGAACAAGCTGACCGAAGCTGAAGGCGCGGTAAAGAAGACCGATGCTGCGGAGAAGGGACTGACTACTACCACTGGCAACTTGGTGGACAAGTTCGACGCGGCAGCAGCAGCAGCGGATAAGGCGAAGGAAGCCACAGATGACCTGGGCAAGAATGTGGTGAAGAGCGGATCGCTGTTCGATCAGGCGAAGGCGAAGGTGGAGCAGTTCGGCAAGAGCATTCAGACATCACTGAAGAATGCGCAGCAGAACTTCCTTACGCTGCCAGGTCTTACGAAGACAGTGAGCGGTGCATTCAGCAGCATTGGCACAAGCGTTGGTAAGGCGTTCGGCTCGTTGAAGAACAGCATCACTGGTGTGGTCAGTGCGATACCTGGCATTGGTGGCATTGCCACTGCGCTGGGTCCGGTCGGCATTGCAGTAGGTGCAGTAGGTGCTGGCCTGTTCAAGGTGATCACCAACTTCGATGCAGGTGCAACGGCAGTGGAGGGACTGGGCATTGGTGCAGGTGTGGCATTCGACAAGTTGAGTGGTGGACTTTCGAATGCGTTCGATCGCACGAAGGAGTTCTTCAGTTCGTTCGCTGGTGAAGGCACTGTGATCGGATCAATCATCGATGGCATTGGTGAGAGCATCACGTTCATCGTGAACAACCTGACACCGATCGGTGCGATACTTGACAGCATTGGACTTGGCGCAGAGGATCTCAAGGAATCGTTCGCGTTCGGTCAAGAAATCGCGGAAGCAAAGGATCAACTTGCCGACACGCAGTTGCAGGTGAACGAAACAACAGCGGCTAATGATGTTCAACAGGCCAAGCTGCTTGCGCAGTTGCGGAATGTGAACTTGACTGCGGAAGAGCGATTGAAGATCGCAGACGAAATCACGAAGATCGAGCAGGACAACTTAAAACTGAAGACCGATCAACTGAAGACTGAACTTGGAATACTTCAGACTGAAGCGGCAAGGCAGCAGTTGGGCAAGGGCGAAGTTGATGACGCGTTGAAGAAACAGATCAGTGATATCAATGTGGCACTATCCAACGCGGAGCGCGAATCAGTAGCACTGACAGAGAAGGTGGCAGTGCGAAGGGAAAACATCATTGCAGGTGAGGAAGCGCGCAAGCAAGCCATCAGGGAGAAGGCAGCGCAAGCGCGAAAGAAAGCGGAGGAAGAGGAAGCCAAGCGAAGCGAACAACGAGTCGAAGCGCAGAGCAAGCTGAACGAACTGCTTGAGCAGTTGAATGCAGATCGCCTGACGCGACAGCAGACAGAGGATGAGAAGGAAGTGACAGCAGCAGAGAAGAAGTACGCAGACCTGGAAGAGGTGGCACGGGAAGGCATCGCCAAGCTGCGCGCAGTATCACCACCGGAAGCGGCTGCTGCCATTGCAGAGCAGGAGAAGAACATACTGGTGCAGATCGCCAACGCAAAGACAGAGGAACTGCTGGC